CTGGATGTGGTAATACCTCTAATGTCATCCTCTAACAGGCCTTGTTCAAGATATCTGTCTTGCAAAAATGGATGAAAAGGTTTCAACAATCGTGTGGTATCTTTAGCACTGATGTCGTTGGCTTTTTTATTATATTCAGCAACGGGAGTTCTTGGTTTATCACCGTCTACATTAAATGATGTAGCAGCATATCCCGGCACCATGAAGTTTACATTGGGGTCTGGCACACAACCAATCCAAAATCCTCTTCTAGGATCTCCATCTATAAAGATTACCACAACTGTGTTACCAATGTCGGGCGGTACCATCCACATGCCGTATGATTTTTGTGTGCTGTTGTATTCGTTGTTTTCGTCCACGTATGCTACACTGGTACTGCCAGCAAACGGACTCAGGTATTTGACCTGATGTACTTGGCCTTCTCTAGCGTTGTCATTACCAGACTCGTGCAAGAGTTCTACTTCCAATGTACCCATATAATAGGGATCAGTGATACTGACCACTCTGGCTAAAAAAGGTCCCGGACGAGCGTCCGGTTTGGCGCCTTCTGCTAGTCTATCGTCATTACTCATTATCCGTTCCAGTCGCCTAGTGAGGCATTGTTATTTGTTATTTCTTGATCGCTTATGGTAGATTCAGTGCCAGCACTTGCCGCTTCAAGATTGGCAATGGCCTGTGTGTCGTCAGGATCATCAGATTCTAAAGATGTATCAACTGGCGGACCAGCATCTTGATTGACGCCTAACGCAACTTCTGGTGCATTTCTGTCTATCAATTCTTGATTAACTTGTCTAATAATTTCTAATGTCTGCGTAAATTTGCCGCCAGAAAAATTACTTTCTACAAACTTTACCTTATAAAGCCCGCTGAAACTTTGTACCAACATAGAACTAGACTCTAAGTTTTTGTAAACGTTAGTGCCTTCTTGAATGTCAGTAGGTGTTCTAAAATTTACAACTATATAAACTTCAGTATTTTGATAATTCATACTGCCGTCACTGTTGATCATCCTATAATTTGTTTCAGGACTGGTATAATTTCCAAGTCCACTATCACCGAGGTAATAAGGATCTCCATGAATTTTTAAAGTAGTATTAACTAAGTCATTTGATAAAACCACTGCATCCATAAAATTTCTAGCAATTCTTGTGGAAATATCTTCTTGGCCGCCGCCACCTTTTTTATCTGTGCCACTTTGACTAGCAGTATACGACACTTGTCTTGTTGTGGGATTGGCAATGTTGTTGGCGCCACTGTCAAACGTGGGCTCTTTGTCTACTTCTGCTGCGTCTTGACCTGTTTGTTGTTTAGTCTTGGAATCTTGAGACGATTTAAATCCGTCAGGGGCCACTGCTTTTCTAAAAGTAGCATCAAGATTAATTTGAAAATCAATCACTTCAGTATTCTTACCTGTGTAGATATAGTCATAAACTTTGATTGCTTCTTCTTTTAATTTTTTAGCACCCTTTGGTGCTGCACTGGGAGGCAACAGTATTGCCGAATTGACCTTGTATGACACTACCCTATACACGATCAATTTAGGAAGTGAGCCGGTTTTGCCCAAGTTTGCTGTGGTTTTCTTTTCGTATACTTGCGGATCAACACGCCACCACGGTATCATACCTGTATCATCAACCTGCCCGTCACGCAGCGCCTGTTTAGCGTAGTCACTCATTAATACCACTTGATTAATTACGTTGGTAATGTCAGTGCCTTGTAAAAATTTAAAATCGCTAGTGGTCACGTTGACTTCTAAATTTCCTCTTACGTAAACACCTTTTTCTTTATCGTAGACAGCATTGTCTTTGCCAAACGGACTGTCACCTTGCCTTGCTGAGGTAAATCCCATGCTGGCTGAACCAACTGTGTTAACTGATCCTGTTTCTTGCACTTGTGTTTTGTTTAATTCGCCGGTGCTTCTTTTTAATTTTAATTTACTGTAGATGTCGTTACTTCCTGCAGAATTTTTAGGATTTTTTGTTGCAGCATTGATATCTTCAGCGGCTGATTGCAGTGGTGAAGACGGATCGTTAGGAAATAATATCACAACTTCGTCTGGTTCACGCTTGTCAGATTTTGCCTGTTCTACAAGATAATCATTAATCACACGTTGCAAACTTTTTTCTCCGGTTTGCAACATTTCTTGAACTGTTTCTCCGCTGATGTTTGTATCACTTTGAATCACATGAAAACTTTTGTTAAATGCCTGTTGATTATGAGGATTGGCTACGATTTCATATTCGGTGCCTTTGGTAGTGACCCTGGCTGTGATGGTGGCAAAAGTAATAGGATATAATCTTCTTTCTAGAGGTAACGAAGCGGCCAATTGTTCTTCTGTGTGTCCGGCAAAGTCAATAGTTAATAAAAATGGTGTGGCGCCTAAGTAAGTTGAATATCCTGCATCTTCGGCGGCTACTTGTAAAGCCTGCACAAACAATCCCATGCTGTAAGGTTCAATAACTTTAAATCGCATTCCCATGCTGTTGGTATTGCCAGCGTCTTTGCTGAATGCACATTGATGTGATATGTTTAAGTCATCTAAGAAAAAATCATATTTTCCAAATGCCGTGTTGACTCGATTTTCTGGATTAATTGATCCGCTGGCCAGCACTAACTGATTAAATCTTCCGGCACGGTATGTAGAGTCAGGAAAATTTAGACTTTGATTATCAAGACAAGTTATGGTAAAAATATAATTGTAACTGGAAAATTTACTTAGAATATTAGGAAAGGGCGGTTTTTCAGAAATCGTGTTTTTTGTTTTTGCACCTTCTGAATTTTCATTGATATTACCAAGATTTACTTTTAAATCAGGAACAAAATTTCCCAATGCACGCCCAACACCACCTAGCAGTTGTCCGGCTGCCGAAGCCAATTGATTACCCAGTTGCGGAACAATACTAGTTGGATTGGCAATTGCCCCGGCAAGACTTTTTGCAGCATTCATGCCTTGGGCAACACTGGCGCCAGACAATACTGTTGAAACTGCCTTGGTTGCTGTGGTTGCACTGGATTTATCAAGACCAAAATTAGCCATATCAAATTCCCAATGTTGAAACTAATCCAGACTTTTTAGGAATAAAAATCTGAGTACCTGCAACAAAATCAAACACAGGATCTTGTATTATATCTAGATTTCGTTGTGCAAATACCCACCAAAGTTTAGATGTGCCATACAAATCAAATGACAACAAATCGGGTCTGTAGGTATATTGAGGTTCGATAGTGTAAAGATAATCATCTTGTTCTGCAGACACTGGTCTAATTTTCAATATGTCAAGATAGTCTTTGGCAATTCTAGTAGAAAACCAAGGACTGGTATTATTATAAATGCTGTTAACTGACATTAGATATATCCTGTTCCGTTAGATTTAACATAATCACCGTTGACAAATTTTTGTAGACTAAATGTTCTAGCACTGTCTCTACTGTAGATCGGTTGCAATTGAACTGTCATTGAGCTTTTTGTAGGCACATAGGTTTTTCCACCGCTGGTTCCGCCACCGGCATTGGCCAATTGTCGTTTGAAACTGTCTGCCACACCTTTAACTCCTTGAATGATGTTATTGGCTCTGCCCAATGCTGCTCCTGCTCGCGGATTTATTGCTCCTAATATGCCCACAGTGGCGTCGGCCAATCCAAATGCTGCGCCAAAGTTATCGACTGACTGTGACATGTCTGTGGCAATATAATCACTGGCAGCATCGAGATCCACGCTGACATTAGTGACTACTACTGGTATATTTTTAAAAACAAAATCGCCATAGGCGCTGAAGTATAAAATTGGAGGAGGATTACCTGCTAGTGCATCTTGACCGCTGAACATTTTTGTTACTGATCTTAAAAAATGTAACATAGACACCCAATATGCTGCCTGCGCACTGTCTTCGCAATAGAACGGTGCTGTGATATTAATAGAATCCGCTTGACTGTTTACATAACTTTGAAATGCAAAATTTTGATGTAATGGTTTAGTAGCATCATAATTTGCACTATTACTGATTCTTATAGTAGGAGTATAAGGAAACACTGCGCCACCTGCGGCTCGCAAAGGTGCCAATATTGGGCTACTGCTGAAACTGTCTATACTGGGAATACTCAATCGAACACGCCAATCTGAGTCACTAAACGTTGCGGCAGCATTGTTTATTTTGCCAGTTGGCTCGCCTTTAGACGGAAGGTTGATACTTCGAATTGCACTGATAATGCCGCCTGCTGCTGCTAAATTATTAAGTGCGCCGCTGAGTCTGTTGGCTGCGCCGCCAATATTTCCTGGAATAGATCCAATTGATCTAGCAGCGGTTGCCAGTGTGGCAGCGCCGGCTCCGAATCTGTTACTGTCAAAAATAGATGCCATGTATACTCCCAATATCATCATATTTAGTTGACAAAATTAAGTACATAGTTTAAAATAACATAAGGGAAGATATAATGAAAATAAACTATTTGAATAACAAAGACATTTTAGAAGAAATACATCGCAGTAAGAATTCATTTAGTTCTTACACACAGCCAGAATTTCATCAATACGATATTATTTTACCAACTGTAGAAAAAATCAACATTCGCACTGTTGCAGAAGCCAAACGTGCCAAAGCAAAACGATTGGGTGATGCCGAATATCAACGACGTAAAGCAGCCGGTGAAAAGGTCAAACAAGCAGATACAGAAGTTGATTACAAGAAAATAGCAAAGACTGATGTAGTTTTTAGAATCATGACCTATGAGCATATCCCCGCAAATTCTACTAGAAAACGCAATCCCAAGAGCGAAGCAGATAAAAGAGACCGAGTAAATTTTCCAGCATTTCAACATTGGAAATTTGATGAAGATGATCAATTGATATGCGTAGGCAAAAGTCATTGGCAAGGCCCATTAGACTCTGGGCAGTTCAACAAGGACCACGGACAAATTACACCCACATTGGCACGTATGTTTTTAAAACTTTGTGAACGATATGCTACTCGGGGCAACGTGCGTGGTTATACTTACAATGACGAAATGCGTGGTCAGGCTATTTTGCAATTGACTCAGATTGGCCTACAGTTTGACGAGTCAAAGTCAAATAATCCGTTTGCCTATTATACCGCTGCCGTAACCAATAGTTTTGTTCGAGTGATCAATATTGAAAAACGCAATCAAAGTATCCGTGATGACATTTTAGAAATAAACGGAATGAATCCCAGTTATTCAAGAACTGGAGCAGGTGAACACGCCGCTGCTATCAAACGATTTGACGAAACGACCGATTGATCTCTGTTGGATATTGTTGTATAATAGCTAAAAGGAATTTACATTGAGCAATCTTTTTAAAAAAGTAGCGTGTTTTACAGACATACATTTTGGTCTTAAGAGCAATTCATCAGTTCACAATCAAGATTGTGAAGACTTTGTTGACTGGTATATTGCCAAGGCAAAAGAGGAGGGGTGCGATGTTGGCATCTTTATGGGCGATTGGCATCACAATCGCAACAGTCTTAATATTACTACTATGGACTATAGCCTTAGAGCCCTTGAAAAACTGGGACAGGCTTTCGATAAGTTTTATTTCTTTCCTGGTAATCATGATCTTTACTACAAAGATAAGCGGGACATCCACTCAGTTGAATTCGGAAAGTATATTCCTGGCATCACTGTGGTACACCAGCCCATTACTATTGGTGACGTCACTCTTTGTCCTTGGCTTGTTGGAGAAGAATGGAAACAAGTAGGCAAGAAAGGCGGCAAGTATATATTTGGTCACTTTGAATTGCCCAGTTTCTTTATGAATGCCATGGTGCAGATGCCGGATCATGGCGAAATAAATCTTGACAGTTTCAAAGGCTACGAATTAGGTTTCAGTGGACACTTCCACAAACGTCAACAACAGAAGAATATGATCTATATCGGCAATGCGTTCCCACATAACTATGCCGACACATGGGACGACGATCGTGGTATGATGGTGTTAGAATGGGGCGGTCAACCAAAATATATCAACTGGCCCGACTGTCCTAAATTTAGAACTATCAAACTGAGTCAACTTATTGATCAAGCAGACAAGTTGTTAAGCAGTAAGATGCATCTTCGAGTTACATTAGATATTGATATCAGTTATGAAGAAGCCAGTTTTATCAAAGAAAAATTTGTTAATGATTACGACATTAGAGAACTTACACTTATTCCAGAAAAGAAAGAAGTTGAAATGAACACCAGCATTGATGTTCAAAGTTTTGAAAGTGTTGATCAAATTGTCAGTAAACAATTAATCAACATAGAAAGCGATACTTTTGATACCAAAGTACTATTAAGTGTGTATAATAATTTATGATTCGTATAAAAGATCTAACTGTAAAAAATTTCATGAGTGTGGGCAATCAGACCCAGGCTGTAAACTTTGACCGAGAACAACTGACATTGGTACTGGGTGAAAACTTAGATCAAGGTGGTGACGACAGCGGATCACGCAATGGTACAGGTAAAACTACCATTGTCAATGCATTGAGTTTTGCATTGTATGGCCAAGCACTGACCAATATCAAAAAAGATAACTTAATCAATAAAATCAACAACAAAAACATGTTGGTCACATTGACTTTTAACAAGGACGGTGTTGACTATCGTATAGAACGTGGGCGTAAACCCAGCGTTATGAAATTTTTTGTTAACAATCAAGAACAGGCCACTGACGTAACAGATGATAGTCAAGGCGATATGCGAGAAACTCAGAAAGACCTAGATGAATTATTGGGCATGAGTCATACTATGTTTCGGCATATACTGGCTTTGAACACATATACTGAGCCTTTTCTGTCGATGAAGACCAACGAGCAGAGAGAAATTATTGAACAACTGCTGGGTATTACATTGCTTAGTGAGAAGGCAGAGGTTCTTAAAGAACAAATACGCATCAGTAAAGACAGCATCTATCAAGAAAATGCTGATATCGAGGCTGCTAAAAAATCAAATGAGAAGATTCAAATTAGCATCACGGGGTTAGAAACTAGACAAAAAGCATGGTATAGTCAACAGAAAGACGATTGTGCAAAAATTATACAGAGTATTGCTGAACTGCAGAGTGTAGATATTGAAAAAGAGTTAGAACAACATGCCAAACTCAAGCAGTACGATGAACAAAGCGCCAAGATCAAAAGTCTCAATAAAGAAAAAGCCACATTAGAAACTGCTGTTATTCAGGCTGACAAATCAGTTAACAAGTATACCAAAGAAGTTGAACAGTTAAAAAATAGGACATGTCCGGCTTGTGAACAAGAACTACATACGCACAAGCATGAAGAAATGACTGCTGTTGCTGAGAAAAATCTTGCAGATGCACAAGTGTATCTTGATAAAGTCAGCAACGACTATGCTGTAGTAGTGTCAGAATTAGATACCATCGGTGACATCAATGGAAGGCCCAAAACATATTATGATTCGTTAGAGGCAGCATTAACGCATCAAAATAATCTTGCAAGTTTGGAATCAGCACTGTCTACTAGACAAGTTGAAGTAGATCCTTATCAAGAACAAATTGATGAATTAAAACACACTGCTATTCAAGAGATCAGTTGGGATAACATCAATGCCCTTACCACATTGAAAGATCATCAAGAGTTTCTTTTAAAGTTGTTGACCAGCAAAGACAGTTTTATTCGTAAAAAGATTATTGATCAAAATCTCGCTTATCTAAACAATCGATTAACTTATTATCTAGACAAGATGGGATTACCCCATCAAGTTAACTTTCAAAACGATCTCACTGTGGAAATTACACAGTTAGGTCAAGATTTAGATTTTGACAATCTCAGCAGAGGCGAACGCAATCGTTTGATTTTGGGATTGTCATGGAGTTTCCGTGACGTATGG